CCAAAGGAATCCGGGTCTGGGTTGGTAGCGTCGCCGCCCTTATCCCCACCACCGTCAGCCGTTCCGCCGTCGGCAGGCTCTTCCTTGGCATTACCTATAAGATTACCATCCTTATCATATTTACCCTCGATATTATTCTTATCGCCATCACCGTCACCACGGTAAAAAAGTTCCTCGACACTCATGGTCTTAAAACCCTTAGCGAAATCACCCATGTCATTCATACAATTTCCTTTTTTGCTTTTTACAAAATTATCATTAATCTAATTACCAATTAAATCAAACCCATTATAGTATATGACAGAATTTTACGCCAAAATGATTACAGATTTTGTAAAAATATTTACAAAACTTGTAATCAATTCTTGTTTATTATTGACGTAAACCTATCTGTATCAGAACGTTTGTTCCTAGCATCTATCTCCTTTTCCTTTAATTCCAACTTCCTTTTCTCTATCTCCTCACGAGATCTTCGCTCAGCCTCGGCATTAGCCTGTCTGGTTCTCATATCCTCCTCACGGATATCCAGATCCCTTTCCTTCAAGGCTCGATCCGCTATAGCTTCCACATAATCCATACCCTCTTCGTTATCTTGTGTCCTAGCCGCTTGACCGGCGGCCATTATGCTCTTACCCCGTAAATCGAAGTTACCCTTGATATAAGCCAGCTCCTTCTCCTTCTCATGCTCGTCATTACGGGCCTGTTGATCGGCCTCGGCTTTTTGCTGTACAAGTCGTTGTTGATTCTGGTACTCCTCCTGTCTTACACGATCTGCGTAAGATCTGGCATCCCTTCCTATCTGATTCATCTCAGCCGTCGAGTTGGCATTCATCATTCTAGTGATATCAAGCAAGTCATTGCCCAAAGTATTCGTCTGTAATATATATTGCTTCAAATTCTCCAATTCCAGACGTTTCTTGGAATTAGAGACAGCCATAACATTAAGATGACGTAACGACAAGCTATTATCCGTAAGACAGATCGCTGTTCCTGTACATCACGGTCCAATCGTATCCTTCCTTCTGGCATACTTGAGCCACGGCTAGATGAATATCCAATGTCCGTTTCTTGAAGTCATCGAAATCATTAAAGTAAGTCTGGGTCTGTAGCATAGTAGCGTTAACTCCCTGTTTTACGCCCGTAGAACTCTCGTATCTAGTTGACTGACCCATCGCTTGCTCGGATATACCTATCATCCTATAAGCCATCATATAGGCGTAAGAAGCCATTTCCATACGGGATCTTATCTGATCCGTATTAGTAAGATCATATACACCGAACTGGTTATATATGCTACTCATCTGTGGGTTCTGGTAAGGATTGTTCGTATCGTTACCACCTACACCCATAAACGAGACGGACTTCACGATCTGCATGAAAGTAGCTAAAGCACCCTTCTTGTCCATCATATCCTTATATTCCGTAGGCAAGAATCCCAAGTCACCTAAGAAGAACTTACCGATCTCCTTCTCGGCGTTATTGTATAACTGATTCATAGCAAGGTTATACATCATCTGGAACGGTTGTATACGATCAGCGAGACTGGCCCCTATAAATCCCGAAACCGGAATGACATAATCATACAGACTGCTGTCACCATGTATCTGATGAGGTATTGGATCCCCACCAATATATATAGGCTTATCCATTAAATTGCCTCCGGTGATCTTAACACCAAACCTAACCTCAGGGACATACTCCAAGATGTAGGTGTTCACCTCAGGATCACCAACGGCTTCGGCCATAACCCTCTTCACTTTCTTGATACCGTTCTTCTCCAAGAACTCCGGGAGAAGCTCATCGGTAACAAGCTCCTGATCCACCATCCCGGTCTCCGTCATGTAAGTTATTAAGAATACCGGTTTCATGGATACCCAATATCCTTCCATTACCCTAAAAAGGCGAGAGTCTATCTCATATCTCTTGCCATCGGCCATACCGGAATTGAAATATCCAAAGGGATGGAAGCGGGGCAAGAAGCGGGGCTGGATGTGCTCATCACCGTCCGGCCCGAAGGTGTGGTATTCTCCCATCGGAACACCATAATAGTCCTCAGCGGCAACTATAGACTCATAGTCATGGTATCCTTTCCATGGGATAACCTCATTCTCATACATACCGGTAATAGACGGCTTCTTTTTCTTCCAGTCATATCTAGTACCGTCATTAGATACCCATCCCTCATAATCATCGTCACCTCCCATAATACGACGCTTGTCCTTGGCCGTCATCTTATGACCGTATCTTGATATCAACTCAACACCCTCGTAATAATGAAGACGACCTACATAAGATCCATATTGCGGGTATTTCACATCAGGATGGAAAACCTCCATAGGACTCCATACCTCCGGACGGTAGTAATCGAAACCAACGAAATGATTCCGGAACATCTTTCCGCTAAGAAGACGATCCCGGAAATTCTCCCTGTCAAGCTCATCCATATAAAACCTGCTACGATCAGCCTCGATCGTATGATCTCCCCATACAGCCGCCTGCGTCTTCCATCTGGTGCTCATGAACCTCTGGATATCGTCAGGGGTCATAGACGCCTTGGCCTGCTGGATTTGCTGGGCGTAAGCCTGACGTTCCTCCTCGGAATTAAACTCATTGTATGTAGGATCAAGCCCGGCTTCTACAAGACGCTGATTGACGATAATATCCCACTGTTCTTGTATATGGCGATGAAGTAAGTTTGACATCGTATCCTCATACTCACTTATAGCCATATCCCCTACCTCATTAACCGTATACTTATCCTGTAGGTTTGTCAACCATCCCTCAAAAGCGTTTACAATACCACCTATGATATCATAATGCTTCAAGAAAGAGGGTATCCTTATATCACTCCTTAACTTCTGTACGTTCCTTAACTGTGGGATAACATCCGCCATCTCCATAAAAGATAACTTACCATCCGCCATCAGATAATAGTCACGGTACATTTGGTTACGATCATACTGTTTCAATCCTATCGCCTCAAGAGCATCCATACAATCCTCCTTCCATTTCCTGTTCTTTTTCTTCGTGGAAATAGCCTGAGGAGGTAATCCTAATAGCGCCCCTTTTGCCGGAAACGAATGATCTCTATTGAAAATCTCCATGTCAATCTAATTTGTTTTTAGCAAAGATAAGTTATTAAGCAACACTAAACTACCGAAACGCACCTATAGATACCGATCCAAAGGCAGAGGCATATATCTCATGGTGCTTATAAGCGTCTTCCTTACGGGCGTTATTCATCTCCTCGATCTTCGATTTAGGCATGTAATTGTTATCGTCAAAATACCTAGCTAAAGCTAAAGCATGACCAAACGATATAATTCTATCGACGTTCAATCCGGGCTTGTACTGTATTATTTCATCCAGTAGAGCTATGTCATCGATCAACTCAATGCCCTTCACCGTTATATCAAGACCGGTATTATCGTCATATCCGATAACGAAATCCTGCCAACAGTAATCCACGACACACGAGAATAGCAGGTTCTGGTTACCGGGGGTAGGGTATAGACCTAACTTGCTATTCTGCCGGGAGCCGGCCTTCACATACTTATTGGCTATTGCCTCACCAGCAAACAGGAAGAAAGATGCCGGCATACCACTCTTCCGATTAAGATACTGCTCATACATCTGGTCAGCGTTCTCCATAAGACATATAGCACCATATCCCTTCTGAAGCACCTCACAAGTACGGCAAAACTGATCTATGGATGATGGGCGGGATACGTATGAAGCCACTATTCTATAGGCATAAGGATCTCGAATACCAACACGCCTTTTGAATACATAAAAAGCTCCTAATGAAGGGGTATCAGACTTCGCTTGCTTATACGGATCGAGCGAGCTTACGTATATAAAATCATCAAACCTATTAGATTGAGGCATCTCAAATATCTGAACAGGAGCGTCAATAACACCTCCACTAAACGGGAAACCAGCTAGCTGTTTATTAGATTTCGTAGTACCAAGCTTATTGCCCGATTCAAGAAAAACATCACACAATATGCCGCTATATTGCCCCGACTCAAGAAGATCGTTCTTATGCTTGATAGCGTACTCTACCGGGAATAGGTTCTGGGACGAGCTTAAAAAACAGTCATCGATCGTAAAAGGATAGAACATGGTATGAGAGGTATAAGCTACCCTATCTTTCGTAGATAGCTTCTTCCGTTCCTCATTAAGTTTATTGGTACTAGCCTCGAAATCAGTAGCGTCGATCTTGATCTTATTAAGCTTCTTGTCATCAGGCTTACCAAGATAATCGCCCAATCCTATAGTTCTCTTAACACCGGAGTTAGCCATCTGACCGGGAACGAACATCGCCCATTTCCGTTCTTTCCATGTTTTCCCTTTCATGGCTCTACGATTTAAAATATCCCAGTCCATAACCAGAAGATTGTAGGTCTCAGGATCAGAAAACATTTCTTGAGCGTCCTTGGATAATTCTACCTCACCACCGGTACCAGCCAAGATAGGGCTAAGACGCCAGCCGTAAGGAGTGTCGTAGGAAGGCATAGCGGCAGTGTACGGCTTCTTGATAGGTCCCTTACCAACCTCGTCGAAAATAGCCGTAGCCGGTGTCAAACCAGCCGTCTTCTGCGTGGAGGTCTTCCTACCCATATTGATGTTGGCTATAGAGATAATGGCATGGATATCACGTACGCCATTAGACATCCTCTTGCCTAATGTAACGCCCGAACTCCAGTCGGTCTTGGTTCTGTTGATCCTAAAAAAAGGATGTACATGATCAAGACCATACTCACAATACTCACCGATATTGGATAAGTCACTGTCGCTGAATCCTACTACAGAATGACTAAGACCGATCGTCATCGTAGCGTTCATCTGGAGAAGTGATGACATGATGGTCGTATTATGGGATACGACAAAATTGGTAGTAAGAAACTGATGAGATTTATTATCTACCTCAATACAAGTAGCCTTATACTTCCCGTAATAATCTATATCGGATATCCTAAGTCTGTTATGGGTCTTGGATATATACATATCATCACCATCCATGACGCAATAATATCCCATAGACCAGAATATTCTTCTTACGAAGGATATAATATACTCACTTTTGTAAACAACCTTAAAACGATCATCGCCGGTGCTTATACCGCAAGCGATCTTCATGAACGAGCTTATAAATAACTCTTTCTGTTTTTTGGATGAATAAATAATATCATCCATCTCCTTCTTGCTTAGCTCAAAGATCCTGTCGGTAGCGCCACAAAGGAAGGAGGCGACCAGAGACCCCATGAGCTGGGGCGACATCAGCCACCGCCGCTCGGGGAAATCCACGGCCTCCCCTATGTCTATGGTCATCTTCTGGAAGTCAGAGTGGATGATACCCATGGTGCTCATGACTTTATAATCACCATGATATTTAACCTTCCACTGATGTTGACCGCAACATACTATACTGCGCCCGTCCTCAAACGTAACCTTATACATATCAACGAATCCTTGAGGATATACGCCTACTATAGTCGTAAGCTTACCATCATCGCCATATATGATATCCCCGATATCAGCGAACCCTATCCTCTTAGGTCCATAAGGAGTATATATCAGCTCCGAGTCCAGAAGAGCCTTGCCAAAACGACGAGTACCAAACATCCCCAACCCTTTCTTCTCCTGACGGGCACGTTGGTACATCTCGGCGAAAAACCATTCGTTATCACGCAAACGACTGATCGCTGGCACACGTTCCCCGTTTGGAAGATCCTGGAATACGGGAAAGAAATTAACATGCCAATAAAGCCATGGAGGGATGAACGTACCATTGATAGTCACCCCGTACTTGACCTTATATGCCTCTTCTTTAAAGAACTGCTTAACATCGTCATCCTGATCCTCCCATCCGAACAGATCGTTCCATACAGGGGGATTCTTCATGTTTACATAAAATTCTGGACTCGTGCTTAAACTCATTTCATAATATCCTTTAAAACAGACTCGATTCCACCAGAAACCTGACCCTTACGTTCCTTTTTCTGGACATTGCTTACAGACCTATATACATCCATGATCCCGCTCTTCTCCATATAAGAATCATTCCATGTATTTATCTTATCGATTAATTTTGATATGAAGTCAAATGCCCTAGCCATATCCTCCGGCTTCTCCTTATCCCAAGGATGTTTATCAATATAAGTCTTAGCGTCGTTTATGGCTTTAGCTATGACCTCAAGATTGTCGTTAACCCGATCAGCGTCCTTACTCGTCGGCTTTCGTCTTCCCTGTGGCATTAGCTTTCATGTCTTTGAACTCATTATACTGTTTCATAAGAAGCTCATAAGATTGAACAACCCCTATCTTACTTACTTCCGTCACGCTCATATCATGGAACATATCCTCAAGCTCCTTGTCGGCATATCTCAGACGTTCCTTGTCATCATAAAACACGAATCCAGATGTCCTGTCTTCTATAATACCCTTGGCGGTGGACGCATATGTCGTATCTAAATCCAGATCCATACCGAAGCTAGTAGCCAACTGGATTATGAACATCAACCTAGAATTGACTTTTACAGCCTCTATATTCAACATCTGTATCTTATGGGTCATCTCATGAAGAACGACAAAATCCTCCTCTTTTATCAACGAAGATGATTTAAGGGCTATCTTCTTGGTTCTATCCTCAATCTCACTATAAAGACGCTTGCTCTCACGTTTTATAGCCATCCAATGTCTTATATGAGTATCTGCTTCTTCTTTAAGATAATCCCTGATCTCTTTCTTAATATCCTTATCCTCTTCCATTACGCGTTGTAATCGTTATTATTTAACTCAATCTCATCACTAATACTTTGGTCTATAGACCTCAATAGATCTCTGGTACTAATATCCCGCAAGAAGCGTACATTACCACCATTAGCCCTAGCAACTCTCCTTAAAGCGGAGTAAAGTATATCACCCAGCGAATATTCGGGTAACTCACGGCAACCGACTTCCATAACAATAAGAGCATGGATACGATCATCTATCTTACTTCTTACGGGACTTCTCATCGCTATTACTTATAAGCTTCCCCTATAATACGTAGCGGGAAATGTTTGAAATTACGTTCAGGATCATCTTTCGTATAACCCATGAGAGATAGATGTTTCTCAAAATGACCTTCCGTATATTTTGAGGTATCCAACGTCATCCTAAATATAGTTCTATTCTCATTGTCAGGATGTTTATTATATGACACGTCTCCCATACATCCACATCCAAGATGATGCTCCTTGACATGGAAACCATCTTTATGGGTGATAAATAACACGATTTCTATCTTATCACCTATTTTCTGATCAAAAATATTTAGATAAAACTCGCTCTCTTCATCCGTAAGTCCTATATCAAAGGAATCGTTAGGGCACTCGATATTAAAATCGTTATGATCGGCTGTTATCACCTCCATAGCATTCCATTTGGCTTTCTCTCCTTCCACGAACTTCAGCGGGCATACCTCGGTCTTCATCCAAGCCTTCTCCTTGATAAAACAACCACACAACGAACATGCCTGTCTTCCCATCAATCTTTGCAGCAATACCTTAGCTGGTAACTTAAAGAAAGCTATATTAGAAGAGTTATTAGGACATTTCTTGCATAAATCAAGACGATTCTTGTACCACTCCGGATAATCCTTCTCATCCTTAGGAATCCTACCCAATAAACTGTCTTCCCAAGCTTGGGCTATTACTTGGGCTTTACCAATTGTTTGCACGTTACTAAAATTATTTATTTTATTAATTAAATTCACATTCATATCACAAAATGTTTACTCTAACAGGGTTAAACGCTAACCCACTATCGATTATCCTACTGACGTAAGAATCATCGAATACTTTTCTACCTATTCCTATAGCTCCATTGATATCAGCGTTAATAAGCTTTCCGATAGAGCTTTGGAACAATCCACGTTTCTTTCTTTTTCCTAGATAAACATCATGCTTGCATAGTTTCTCAAAAGCCAAATGATCCACTTTGGAGGTATAGGATTCCTCATTGACTTGAAAACTTATTCCAACTAATTTACATTTGTAAGAAATCTTGTCAATGAGTTTAGAGAACGGAATCTCTACGAACTTTTGGTTTATTCTCTTCCCTAGATTGATACCGTTTTTCCAGCCTTTGTTTAATCCTATTACAAGACTTCCGATATTGTTATCGATACAATGGTTAACAATAAACCTGCTGATCTTATGGATATGATCATCTATCCAAAAATTCCTGTAATTGTTAAGTTGTCTAAGTCTATTTGAAATTCCCTTGTCTCCGATATAAGACATCAACCTAGCTTTCCTCTTATTATACCACTGATTAAAGGATTTGATAATCTTGGTACCTACATTGCTTATACATGTACATAAATTATTCAATCCAAAATCAATCGAAAGAACATTATTCTTATCAAGATTCAGATCCTGTTCCTTCTTCTCATAAATAACCTCAACCACATAGCATGTAGCTTGTGGGATTATCCTAACCTGACATAATTTGTTTTCTCCTATTTTAGTTTTGATTGGCTGGATTATGTTTTTGATAAAATGGATACAACCATCGTTTTTCAATCTACAAGCAGAAGTGGTAAAGATTACCATATTCTGCTTCTTGCCTCGTTTGTACTTCGGTAATTTTGGTTTAGATTTAAACTTTGAAGGACTCTTTTCATATTCCTTCTTTGATCTGATCCAAGACATTATCGACGAGAAGACTTGAGCTATGACTTGCTGAGATACCGCTGTCGGTAAATTTCTGAAATCAATCTGATTCTCCTTACAAAGTTTGGTAGAGAAATCATATTCCTTTATATAGCTACCATCGAATATCCCTTGCCTGACGTTGAAAAGAACATAATTATACAACAATCCGGATTTGAGGCATATATCCTCAAATCGGTTGTCTTTTACGATATGTCTCTCAACTAATCTCATTCTTAATATCTTATAGTATAAATATAAACATTGTATATA